CTGGAACTGTCACAAAAGAAAGTTAAAGCAGTTCACTTTCAGTAATAATATTGTCCTGCCATTGCTTTGCAATAAATCCAATGGAAACAGTTTTCAAAATTCCCGCTTCATAAAGTTTGCGTACGTTTTGCGCTACTGGGTTTGCTTCTGCGCTTGCGAAAACTCCCTCAATAATCATTTGGTTATTTTCCTTGGTCACGCTAGTTGCTTTTCCAATTGGCAAAGCCCAATAGTCGTGGCTCAATAAAATAATTGGATTGAGCATATAATTATCCGTATTTATGCCCGCCTGTAAAACAACTTCGCCGTGCCTGTCCTTGCTTTGTGTAGAAGCAATAACCTTAAAAGTTCCGTTATCCTCAACGGCTTTAATCACAATTTCCTTGTGACTTGCAAGCGCTTTTTGAACGTCCCCTAATATTTTCTGCTCAATTTTCTTCATAAGTTTAGTTAATTATTTAATGACTGGTAACAAAGTGCAACGGCAATTGCTATGTAGTGGTGGCTCTCCCACGTCGCTGTAATCCAAACTCATACTCTTATCTCCAACTGATATAATATCCCCTTGCTCAAAATAGTTGTCCTCCAAACCAATCACTTTCCCGTCCATTTCCGAGCAGTATTCGCAGGTGCGCTCGTCCTCTGCGGTGTACCATTCTTTTTCGTCAACAACCCCCGTTTGTATCCACCCCTCGGTGCTGGCTTGATTTGCAATGCGTATCGTTTCCGTTTGGGCAATTCGCTCTGCCCTCGTTTCCTCTGCGTATCCGAAATACTCATTCAATTTTTCCACTGTCTTGTCGTATCCAATTCCGCCGGAAACACTATCCTCCAAAATTCTTTTTAAATCCTCCTTGGTTGTTTTCGTAATTCCCCCTGCCAATTTTATGTTCCATTTTTTCAGCGTCTTTTCCATTGCGTCCGTAAATGTAAAATCGTTCCCAACTCCCAACTCTTTCATTGCGCTCCTTGCCTGTGCCATAAATAATTCTCGCTGTAATGGTGTCAAAATATCAATCACTGCTTTTACTTCTTGGTCGTCGTCCGCAATATCTTCAATCCCTTTCGTTTTCTGAAACTCTCCCAAAACTTTCACTCTCATTGCGTTAAAATACTTTTGCATTGCGCTCTTATATTTTCCTTGGTATGGCGACTGCATTTTTATCATTTCCTCCCATGCTTTTTCTCCCCTAGCAACCCTCGCTGGATTTAACTCTTTTTTTTTTAGATTTTTGCTTTCGTCCTCCTTGGCTGGCTCGGGTTTATCTTCTTCTGCTACGGCTGGCTCTGCTACGGCGGGCGCAACTTGTATTCCCCGTCCTAACTTATCGCCCCCCTCAATTTCCTCCCAACCCTCCATTTCACGTATCTCATTTGGTGTAAGCCAAAGCCCGCAAGCCTTAACATACTCGTCCACTATGGCTGTCCTGTCGTCGGGTACTGGATTATCAAACTCAAAAAATAAATTGTCGCCGTGTTCTTTGACAATCGTACTATTCAAAGCGTCCTCAATTCTTTTGAGCATTGGCTTAACTGTAAAGCGCGTAAAACTCCAAACAGCAGTATTTGCGTTTGCCAAGTTCACGTCCTCTGCTAAAATCAAGCCCTTTGGTATTCCAAACATTCCCAAAATCTCGTCCCTATCCAATTTGCGCTGTTCAACAAAAGCCAATTCCCGTTGGCTAATTCCCGTTGGCTTGTATCGCAATCCTCCCTGCAAAAATGCCGTCTTGTTGCTGTTCTCTGTCCCTTGGTATGCTCTGTCCCATTTGGCTTGCATTCTGCGTACTTCTTCCTCTCCTACGTTGCCGTCAAATTCCAACACGCCCGAAAGTTGCGCGCCGTTTTCAAAGAATTTTTTATTCCAATTTTTAATAACTTCGTCCTCGCTAATAATATCCAAACTTGCCATAACCTCTCCAACTCCACGGAAAGGATTTGTATTGTTAAAATATTTTGGATTTGGATTTTTGCAATGTATCATTTCCTCCTCCATAACTGGCATTTCGTCGTTGCTCATTCCGTTTCTTTGATAAATGTATCCGGATATAAGTTTGTCGGCGGTCTTGCTTGGCACAATTTTTACCCAATCTGGTCGCATAATCCACATTTCCTTTGTGATTTTTCCCGCCTTGGCTCTGAAAATAAAGGCGTTACCCTCCAACTTTTGGCTTGCTACCCACGCTTCCAAAAATTCACTCTGTGTCATTTGCGGGTTTGGTGTCCGTATAAGGTTGAGTAATTCGTGGTCTGTAACCTCCACTTTGCTCACTTCGCCTTTTTTATCTACTGTTTTTTTGTATAGTCGCAATTCTGTGTTTGAAACTTCATTTCCAATCAAAGTAATGCACCTGTAAACCCAACCCCTGTATTTGTCTAGGTAATCCTCGTTGCGTGAAAAAAGACCACCTGTAAAAATGTTCTTAATTGAGCCAATGCTCGGGAGCAACCCCTTTTCTTTTTGTCCGCCGAATAATTGCTTCACTTTTTCAAACATATAAAAAAACGGCACTTGCGAAACAGTCCCGTAGGAATGTTGCAGTTAGCCGTGGCTAGTCAATCGTTGCTCGTAAGCATTGACTGATTTGTTTATAAATAATTCTGCGAGGTAAACATTATAGGGTATTGGCTCCCATAATGCTTGCCCCACAAAACAATTGCTTGTTTATGCGAGGAAACAACAAAATAAAAAACGTATTTCTTATTCCATTAACTCCATTGTATCATATTTTGGCGCCCAAGTCAATAGTACCCTTGTTTTCCGCGCTACCACGGGAAAAAACAACATCAAGATTTTTTACAATGCGCTGGCATTTCCAACATTTAAAAGTAAACTCGTCAAAATACCCCATATTTATAACCTCTGTCACTTTGCTCCCGCAGTGCGGGCAGTATCCACTTTGCTTCATTTTGATTTTTATATAAATGATAAATCGGGTATTGCCATTGTGTTAAAAGTCAAAGCCCCTGCGTCTGCAATGTTCGGACTTCGTAATCCTCGCTGTGCCATTCTTTCCTTTGGCTCAATCTGTATTTTCTCGCTACTGTTGATTTTGTATTTTACTTCTGCCAATTCCAACCACCCGTCGTGCCTCAATAACTTTCCCCCGTCCCGTAAAAACTCATAAAGTGACCAATAGTTTTCTGCTTTCCTGTTCAAAAATCGTATGGTATCCACCTGCGGTCTGCTCGCCCAAGCAATTCCCTGCACTTTTAAGCCGACTTCCACGCACCTGTCTGTCAATCCTCCCCCAACTCCCGTATCGTCTATGTTGACGTAGTTTGAGCCGTCTGCAAGCATTCCACGGACAATGGTCACGTGTCCCATTAAATCCTTGCTCTGATTTTTTTCCTGCAACCACATATAAATATCTTGCCTCTGCACAAATGTCGTTTCATCCCCACCTCGTCCAACGTCCACCGCGCCCACTTTCGTCCCCGTAATCTCGCTCGGCAATTCGTCAATAAATGCGTCCGTAATCATATTTTTCGGGAAAAGGTATCTAAATCCCTCTGCGTCCAGCGTATCCCGTGGCGGAAATAAACACTCATAAAGTTCCCGAAACATTGGCTTGCCTCTCGCCTCTGTAATAAATTCCTCTGTATATCGCCCCTCTTTGAGCGCCTGTTTATAATCAATCCAAATCTTTGGGTACGTGTCGCTCGTTTTATAAAAATGGCTGTACGGCTTTTCTGTGTAAAAAGTGTTTCCAACTTTGCAATAAAATGCGTTAATCCCTTTTCCTGCAATCATTCTGTATACTGTCGCCTCTGTGTGGTCTGCCATTAGCCCTCCCTCGTCCATAACCACAATCCTGCTCCCTTTGCCCATTGCGCTTTCAATACTCTTGCCAAACGCCCTCTGATTAACGGACAGCGTGTATATGCCTCCGCCGTTGCGTAAAATAATTCGGTCTTTGCTTTCCTCTTGGCGCAAGCGTTCCAGTTTCGTGTCGCTTTCCAGTTGGCTATAAAAAGTAATATTATCGCCAAGGTGCTGTATAAAATACCGCATAATCTCCTTTGCTTTTTCATTGCTCGGCGCAACTACTGAAACAATCTCGTCCTGCACGCAAGCAATAACCACGCAAGCAATCCCAATCGTTTGGCTTTTCCCGTACTGTGTGCAAGTTTCAATCTGCACTCGGTTGACCGGACGGAAAACCAAAACCCAAAATATCCTCAACTGCCCCTCGGTAATCATTTCGTCTGCGGGTTGCCCCTCAATCTGAAACATTCTCAAAATGGCGTTGCAAATTTCCCTATCTTTTTTTGACGGCGGTGGTAGTTCGTTTAATATTTTTTGCTCTTGGTCTGACATTCTCTTTTTTGTTTAATGAAGTCAACTGCTTCAAAGTGTCCCGTATATCCTCAATCTCTTGGCTTCGCGCGTCGTCCACTACAACTGTTTGTACTGGTCGTCCTAGTTGCCTATCCAAAATTTCCTTGCTGGCTTTAAATCGCAAGTCGCTTTTGAATTTTTTTGACATCATAGCCACAAGGTTGCGGGTTGCAATTTCCGTTGCGCTCGCCAAAACTTTTTTGGCTTGGTCTAAACTCTCCGCCCCCATAAGTTCGCTATAAGCGTCATAAGCGGGTCGCAATTGTCCTGCGTGGTAAAGTGCCATTCTCAAATTCTTCACGTGATAGCTAAGTTTTTTGTTTGGATATTTTCTCAACAACTCGTCCTGTATTTCGGTGTAGCCAAAGCCATTATAACGCATTTCAATCAGCGTCAATTCCCACCCTTTTAATTTTCCTGCGAAAATCAACCATTGCCTATTTTTGTCCTGTAAGTCGTTTTTCATAAATCCAAATATAATCCCTGCAATCTGCTTATAAGTTCTGCCCTGTTTTTTGTCCCAAACTTTCCTGTCATAACGTCATTGTTCAGCGCAATCAATTTTTCCTTTGCCTCTTTGCTTTTAAAAACTTCGCTCAAATCCATTGCCATTTGTATCCCGTCGCGCTTGTCCTTTGATTTGCGCATATAGTCCCAAACAATCATTTGTGCCTTTTGCAGTTTATTGCTTTCTCTCACTGCCTTGTCCAAAATAATAACGTCAATCCCAAATACTTTCCCTGCTTTAGTAAATGGAGATTTTATTTTTAATGTCGGTCTTTTCATTTTCTTTTTCGCATAATCGCTTCGGCGCGTCTGCGCGCTTGGCGGTTGCCCTTGTAATATAAATCAAATAGCGTCACTGGTTTCTCGGGTTGGTTGGTTGGCAAAATTTCGCCCCTGTCAAAATCCTCGCCCCTTTTCATTCCCGTCTGTTTTTCCATTTTTTCCATTGCCTCGTCTGTTGTGTGTGGTGGTAAAATAATCATAATTTTCTCCAATTAAATCTTATTTCAAACTGGTCGTGCGCTTCACTAAAAATAACCTTAATTTTGTCCCCGTATCTTCGTATCATATATCCGCACTGTACTTTCATAAAATTCTCGTCCTTGTAATAAGCCATTGCGCCCCCGTTCTTGCTTTTCATTTTATGCTCAAATTTGTAGTCGTACCAACAAGCAACTTTTCTGCCGGAAGCAATAAGTCGGGCGCTCATATCCCAATCATTAAAAATCTTCAATCGCGTGTCGTATCCCCCCGCTTCCATAATCTGCTTAACGTCCAAAAAAATCATTCCCCAGCAACCCACCTTTTCTTTGACTTTGTCTTTCACAAACCAATTATGCCCACTGAAACTAACCATAAGTTGTGCATAACCTTTCTTTTTCATAATTTCCTCCCCCTCGGCAATCATTGTGGCGGTGTCCACTTTCTTCCCTGCCCTGTCTTTCAGTCCAAATATGTCGTCGTCCGCAAAAAGCACGTACCGCTCTCCCTTGGCGTAATAATGCTTCACAATAAAGTCCATAACATAGCCAAAACCCTTATCGTTTGCGTCCATAACCACCATTTTATTGGCGCCTACTCTCCCGTTGTATTTTTCTGCGTCCTGTGGCTCAACAACAATCTCCATAGGCACGTCAAAAACTTTGTCTATGGTGTAATCCAATCTGTTTTTGCTTGGGGAAACAACAATCATATTTTTGCCTTGCGATAATTATAAAAATAAACCACGTTGCCTTTCTTGTCTTTGAGTTTTCCCTGCAACACTCCCTCAAAATATCGCTCAAATACTTTATTGTTCCACTGGCGCACAAAATATTCTTGGTAATTCATATTGCTAACCTTGCTTCGCTTTTTCCCCAAATTCATATACTGGTCAACAAAAGTCCCCAGCCTCCAACTCATTTCCGTTTCGTCTGCCTCGCCCAGCGCGTCGTCCAGTGTAATAAATCCTTTTCGCTTCGCCATATAAATCAAATGGCTCATTTGTAACTTGGCTGTTTTAAAATGCTCGTTACTCGGCAAAATCCCGCAACAACTTCCCCCGCTCCCTTTCTCTTTGTGCTTTGCGTCGCTAATAAAATGCGGTAGCCCCTCGGCTTTACAAAGGTCAATATACTGCTTTACTAAAGGTTTCAAAAAATCGTAGTTCAATCGTAAATATCCCGCGCCCGTTCCGTTCTCTTTGTAAAACTTAAAAAGAGAATAGTTCATTGCTTGGCTGATTTTCTTGTAATTTTCCACGCTCTCCTTGCGCCCGAAACTTCTTGTTTCCACGCAATAAAATTCTGTTGTAATGCTTTGGCAACCAATCCGTTTGGCTGTCTTAATCATTTCGGGCATTGTCTTGTCCGTAACCCCAACAATAAATGGTCGCATTCTCCAAGTTGTAAGCGTCCCGCATTCCCTTGCCAATGTTTCCAGCACCTCAACTCTGCGCTGTGGTGTCGGCACTCCTTGCTCCACCAGCGCGCTTGCCTTTTTGTCCATTGTAATAATGCTCGCTTTGTAGTGCCACCTGCTTCCCGCTTTTTTAAATTCCGCCAAATATCTTGGGTCGCGTAAAACCAAATCCCCTTTACTTGAAAAACTAATCGGGTATTCAATCTCGTTGAAAAATTTTAGCAGTTCCAGCGTAGTCCCGAATTTTTCCTCCAAAGGACAAAACGGGTCTGAAAGTCCGCCCCACTGTATTGGTCGCTTGTCTTTAATCCACTGCGAATATCCAACTTTAATTTCCCCTCGGAAAATCTTTTTTACCCGTTCCACGTTGACAGTTTTTACTTTGTGCCTGTCGTAATCTTTGCTGGCGGGACCAACTCCCCGTATGTACTGCGAAAAACAATATGCGCAACTGTGTCCGCAATTGCTTTTGTCGTCAAAAGTAATCGGCATTGAGCAATCCGCAAACTCGCTTGTAATTCTTGGGGAACTATAATAATCCATTATATTTTAAGCATTCCTACTAATTTATCTTTGTCCAATTCTCCCTGCCGTGAAGTTTTAAAAGCCGTGCGTATCAAATCGTATTCCTCAAAAGTTTCCACATAAAAAGCAATATTGTCTTTTCGGTGCATTGCGTCTGGCTCGGCAACATTAACCTGCACTTTCTCGTTGCGCTCAAAAATCTTTTTCAATTCGTCGTCGTCGTCCAAGTCGTATCCGCCGTCGCTGTTGTCCTGCATAATTTCCTTGCGGGTGGTGTACTGGTTGACTTCTTCCTCGCTAAATCCCATTGCCTCATTCTGTAATTCGTAAATCAAGTCTGCCAATTTTGTTTCGTCCCAAACTCCGCTAATTTTATTTAGCGCAAGGTTTAATATTTTTTCCTCTTTTTTGCTTAAATCCAAAACCACACAATCGGCAACCTCCCAACCCATTTCCGTCACGGCTTTCAGTCGTTGGTGTCCGCCAATAACCGTCATATCTTTATTAACAATAATCGGCTCAACCAAGCCAAATTTGTTAATGCTTTCTTTCAGTTGCTCCATTTCCTCGGGGTACATAATCCTCGGGTTGTATTCCGCCGGATTAAGTTTCTCAATTGCAATTTGTTTTTTTTCCATTTTTTTAACTTATAACGTAATTAAATCCTTTGTACTTCCAAATAATGCCGTCTGAAAAAACAACTTTCACTCCCGACTTCCAAACAAATTCGCTAATGTGAATTACGGTTTTTTCGTTTTCCGTTCCCGCGTTCACTTTGGCGCCTATCTCAAAATACGCTGTCCGATTGCTTGCAATGATTTTGTTTTCAACTTTCTCCTGCACTGTCCCCGTAAAGAAAATTGTAACCGCCGTAATTTTTGCCATATTATTTTCGTTTTTTTGTCGTTGCGTTAATTATCTGTGCCTTGCTCAATACCCTCCCCCGCATTGGGCAACCAGCCGTGTCGCATATTTTTCGGCTGTTCTCTGCGTGGTGGTTTTCCAAATGCAATTTTTGTATAAACATTTCGCTGTCCTCGTTCGTAAATGTCTTAACCTTTTTCGTGTGGACTTTTGTGCTTTTGCCTTTCTTTGTTTCGTTTGCCATATTTTTAATATTCCGAACGGCAACCGCTCTCGCTTGAAAGGTGTTCCGTTTCTATTATTTTTACTTTCCATTCCATAAGGTCGTCCAATTGTTTGGCATACTCTTGCGAAAGGGTGTCTATCTTGTCCTCAATTTCGGCGAGGCGACGCACTTTGTATTTCCTCAATGTTTCCTCCCGCAACGCTTTGACCTCTGCGTTGATTTTTTTTAATTCTGCGTCTTCCATTGTTTTGTTTTTTAAAAGTTAATTTACTTATATCCCGTTGGCAAGGGCAAGTCCCTTGCTTTTGAGCCCATTGTATCAGAGGGCGGACAACGGGGTATAAAAAAACTAATAAATAAATTGCGTCATAAAATTAGTCAAAGACCTCGCCAAAATATATCTGCCCCCGCTTTTTTCAACCATTCGCTGAAACTCTGCCTGTTTGGGGCTTTGCTTGCCTGTCGCATTTTTAACTTCAATCCCATAAAATATTCCCCTGCGAATAGCAAATATATCACTTGACCCAACCTTGCCATACCGAATGAAGCGTTGTCGTCCTTTGTAGACGCTCCGCACACACCCCGTATTGTTACGCCAAGCGAAAACACCAAGCAAATCCAACGCATTTAATATTTGCGCTTGAATTTCGTGTTCACTTGCCCTGTCTGCGTCTTTCAAGGTCGGCATTTATTTTTTTTCAAGGGTCAAATTACGCATTGCCTTGTCATATTTTGCGTGGCAATCTCGGCACAATCTCTGCCACCATTCCTTTCCTAATTTGTATTGGTGGTCTTTGTTGCTCCACTCGTATATTTTCTTGTCGGTGCGCTTGCAATGCTCACAGTATTTCGGCTTCCCATATTTAGTTTTAATTCTGACGTGTATCGCTTCCAATTTAATCTCATTCAGTGGTCGCAGTGCAACTTGAACGCCCTGCATTCTGTTGCTCATTTTCAATTTGGTTTCGGCTGACCTCGTGTATTTTCCGCTTGGCATATTATTGTCCTCTTGCTTTATTAAGTTTTTTATTTATAGCAATCATTTTAGGGTCATTTTTAACTCGCTCTGCATAAATCCTCCCGTAAACTTCCTTAATCAAAACTTCCGCCTCAATCGGTTTCAGTCCATTTATCAATATCTGCGCGTCGCTTGTTTTCTTTTTCTTGTCATAATAAATGGACAAAATAAAAACGCCGTCCGAGGTGGAAACAGCGTTCTTGGTATTAGCCAAAATCTTTTTTGAAACTTGCCCGTGCAATTCTTTGTTTGTAATTGACATAAAGTTTTTCTATTTAGTACCTCCATTGTAGCGCATTTTCTCAAAAATGTCAATAGTGATTAGTCCTTTGTTTGAGCGAAAACTTATCTCCACGTACTTGTCGGTGTAGTGCAATGTCGCTCTATCCAATTTTCCTCTTTCTTCAAGTATTTCAGTTTTCTCGTTGGCGAAATAAGCCACCGCCAGTAAATCCCTTTCCAATTTTTCCATTTTCTCTAATGTCCGTCTGTGCTTTTTGAAAAACTCGTCCCGCTTTTGCACTGCCTTGGAAACTTTTGCGCAAATAACTTCAAATGATGTTTTTTTCTTTACCTTAAAATTTTTCCCCAAGGCGTGATAATGTGTAAAGTTTTTAGTTTTTTCTAATTTCATATTATTTTTTGTTCGCGTCAAATCCGCAAGCGAAACAAATTCCACTCGCAACCGACATTGAGTAATTTTCAGCACCACACTTCGGGCAACGCATAAGCCCAATAGTTCTGTCACCCTCTTTTGGTCGGTAGCCGTAACCCTTTGTCCCCTCCCACCTCACATCGTCTGCGTCATTTTGCGGGCTTGTTTCAATAATTATCATTTTCATTTTATTTTGTTTTTTAAATTAAATTAGTCTGCGTCTTTAATTGTTTTTAACATTCCCAGCGCCTCTGCAACTTTTTTGTCTGCGTCGCTACTCGTAATGTCGTCGTCAATGCTTAATTGTAAAAGCGCAATGGACGCTTCAATAATTTGTCTTTCTGTCATAGTGTTTTTTAATTAAATAATAATTTAGCTAGTTCCCATTTTTCTCCCCACTTTTCCCGTATGCTTTTGTCCCCGTGTGCAAGGTCGTGGCATTTTTCGCAAAGCAAAATAATGTTGTCGTGGTGGTGCAAGTTTGGGTGGTTGGGTTTTTCTGACCGGAAGAAAATGTGGTGGCGTGATAGCAACGTATCGGTTTCATTTCGCTTGCACCGCTCGCAAAAATAATATCCCCAATAAACCCAAAACCAATCCAAATATCCGTCGTACCCGCTCGTGTCTATTTTTTTCCCCACGCCAGTATTTTATTCGGGTGGTTTAAATCACATTCCTCCACGCAAACCATTGGTGGAAACTTCGGGCTAAACTGCACCAACTTCTTTTTTTTCTCAAATACCGCCGTCGTAATCGTCCCAATAATTTCCCAATGCTCGTCACTTTGCCAAACCACTTTTTTTATTGCCACATATCCCGCGTACCGCTCTTTGTGTTTTTCGTAATTTTGCTCGTTAATTCTCAACCCCTTAAAACGCTCTGTGCAACAGTTTTTAATATCCAGCCTTAATCCTTTGTGTTCAAAATCTCCTTTGTCCCCGTGTCCCCTGTAAACTATTTTCACAAATGGCTTGCCCATAAATTTATGAAAAGCGCACTCGGCGCAATTTGCTGATATGCCCTCTGCCAAACTGTTTTTGTTTGTGTCCACCAACGGCTTATGTATTCCCGTTTCTTTGTTTGAATTTTCCAACTCAATGGCTTTGGCTGTGCAATATTCAATCTCGTGCGGGTCTAGTGAAATAAAAATCCTATTGGCGCAAAATTTGCACCTTGCTCGCTCCGCAATCCAGTCCGCCTGTGGCACAAGTCTGTCGCAATAAACACAAACAATTGGAATATCTTTGTAATCGCTCATAGCATTTTTTCGGTTTCCGCCAATCGCTCACTAATTACTTTTTCCGCAAAGCCGTCGTACATAATCAAATCATTCAGCGCCTTAAAAATATCCTGCGCCTCCAAAATCTGTGGCATATAAGTTGCGTCGTATGCCCCTCGTGGGTGCTGGCTTGTTTTATTAAACCACCCCATACGCTCGCAATACGCTTGCATTCCTTGCGTCCCAAATTGTTTGTCAAAGTCCCTAATAAATTTTAAATCGTCCTTGTTGTGAAAAATATCAAACCTCTTTACTGGTTGCTGTGGTTTTTCGTCCTCATTGTTGTATTGGTTTTGCATAATTTTGTTGTTTTAGTTTTAAACTTTCCAATAAATCCTTGGTTGCTTTCTCCCCTTTGTATTCCGCGCTCGCCATAAATCGCTCCAAGCCAATAATAAGTTGCCCCAATCCTTTCTCGGAAACAGTCGCGGGGTCAAATTTTTTATCCCCAAGCAATTTCATTTCCTCGCCGTCAATCAAAACTGTTGGTACTCCAAAGTTTTTGTACTGTGGCACTCGCTCCTGCGGGTACTGGTTGTTGAAGTCCGCTATGCTCAAAATTTGCGCTATGCTGGACGCTGATATTATAGCGTCGCCCAATTTAAATTTTTCTTTTCCGCTCCCCGTAATCTCAAATATAGCGTCGTGGGTGCGCCGTGAAATAAAACGTCGGCTCTTGTCGTGGAAAATAATTACGTATTCGTGGCTCATTGTGGTAAATCAATTAAGGAATTAGTTTTCTTTTGGTCTATGTACGCCTTTATGTACCCCAAATTGTCCTCCAATTGTAACGGCGTAATACTCTTGCCTTTGGCGTACGGGTCGGAATTGAGTTTTGGCAGGACGTTTTCCACCACCGCCCTAATCTGTGGTACGCTCCATTTTTTCAACAAACGCTCACAAGCACTGCGCTGTGTAGTATTCGCAAACATTTTCTGATAACTCGGGTTTACAATCTCAAAAATCTTAATAACCAATCCAATGTCTTTATTCTCCGCAACGCTTGGCGTTGCTAAATCTTTATTTATTGCTTTCTTTTCTTTAGTTGTTTTAGTTTCTTTTTGATATAGTGGTGCGGGGATAGTGCGCGGGTCGTGCGCCTGTGGTGCGGGGATAGTGCGTTCTTCGGTGCGCGTGTAGTTACAAAAGTCTTGATATTTAGCATAGTTAAGCACTTTTATCCTCATTCCTCTCGTGCTTTTCGTGGTGCGTATCATTGCACTTTTCTTAAAATAACTAGTCGCGCGCTTGACTTGGTCTATTGAAATGCCCTTGCCAATTGCCTTAAACTCGTGCGTCCAATTAAAATATCCCTCGCCCCGCTCCAATCTTTTCCCGTCCTGCCAATTCACTTTCTCCAAAATATAAATCCAAATCTTCAACCATTCCGAGGGCTTGTCCTGCCACAACTCGCTTTCCAATAATACCCTAGCAATCACAAAATATCCGCTCTTTTTTTGTTCCATATTTTTGTTGTTTTTACAGAATAAGGCACTCTCCAACTTGAATGAAAAAGAGTGCCTTATTCTGTATTCAAGTTTATTTGTATTGATATTATGCGCCTTTTCCGTATTTTTGTAAAGCCTCTTAAAAGTGGGCAATCTGTGGGTAAAATTACGGCTCGTATCTGTCTGCGTCCATTGCGCTGTCAATGCTAGGGAAAGGCACGTGGACGCCCGTGCGCTCCCCAATAATTCGGTTTACAAGGTCGTAAATTGCATTGATGTCTGCCTCCTTGTCCAATTCCTTAGTGCTTTTCTTTTGGAGGTATGCCAACTGGCAGGGTCGCCATAAATAGTCTTTAACTGTCTGCCCTGTCCACGCTATTTCCAACTCGGGTCGTATGGTTTTTTTCATATCAAATCCCGCGTCGTTGAGCGCCTCTGCCAGCATTGTAAACCAAAGGTGCAAAGCCCTGTTTTGCTTGTCCGTGCGTAGGTGTCCTATATGCGTAACCCCAAGCACCTCAAATCCTTGCATATCCGCGTACGCTCGCACCGCCTCTTTGCCCTGTGCAATCGTTTCGCATTCGGCGGTGTATTTTACGTTTAGTAAAAATGTTCGTTTTTTTAGTGGCATTTTTTTATCTCTAGTTTTTTCTCAATTATTTCCAATACCCTTTTGGCTTGCTCCGCCGGAACGTCTGAAACTTCCAGCGCGTCAATAAATAGGTGCATTGCTTTGGAAACTGCCAACATTCCTTTCAATCTTTCAATCCCTTTGCCCAATAAATAGCCAAAGTAAAACACTAAAAATAAAACTCCCGTCAATAATAGTTTGTCGTACATATTATTTTTTCGTTAATTTTTGGCTTATTTTGATATACCCGTCCCTGTGTTTGGTCGTTTGGTGTTTGTTTATCTCGGCAAGTTCTGCGTCTGTCACACCCCGCTTCTTGATATACAATTTGACTTTGGAGGTTGAAACTTTTAAACCAAGTCCGCTCATTCTTTCAGCCCCTAAAATTTCCAATAGTGCTTTTGCGTCGTACTCCGTAACCTCGGTGGGGTCAACTTTTTTAATAACCCAATCCCCGCTTTCAATTTCCCGCAAATCCAAATCGCTCATAATCTCGCCCCCGCGCTGTTTTACTTTTTCCTCAAATTTTGCGGTGTAGTCTTTCAACCTGCGTATCCAAGCCATAACCTCCCCAAACTGTTCGGGCGTGGTCAACCGGAAACGCACCTGCTCCAATTCACTAAACACATTTTCTGCTTTTTCAATTGCTTTGCTCATAAATTTACCAAGAAGCGTGATAATAAATATCGCCGTGGTCGCCCTCGGCTAATACCGCTTCAATTATTTTTTTAGTTTCCTCAACGTCCTGCAAATACCACTCATTGTAGTCCGTACTTCCAAAGAAAAATCCGCTTTCTGTTGGCAACAACGCCTTGGCTGTTGTATCGTCCTCAATGTATTTCCCGTCCTCCATAATATCCACCCATTCTCCGCCCACATTTTTTTGCCCGTTCTTAATTTTTCCTTTTACAAGTTTTGATTTTTCCAAAACAATAGTACAAATACCCAAAAGTTTTTGCAATTGTTCAAAGGAAACAAGGTAATCCCCGTCGCCCTCGCTGTCTGTCGCCACGTTGTCAATAAACCATTTATGGATAGCGTTTGCCTTGCGCCAATATCCAACGCTCTCAATTATTTCCGAAACTCGCTCGGACTTAATTTTATTTTTCACCGGAAACAACGCTTTGTCTTGGGTCGCTGGCATAACTACCTGCACCATTTCGCTCGGCTCTTTTGCATATTGGTTTCCCACCCAAGTTTTTTTCGTCAAATACATATCTAGTCCCATATTTTTGCGGGCGGGGCTGGTTTCCCAACCCTCTCGCCCAAGTTAATAATTTATTTTTATGCTTCTTTTGTAGTCCTGTTTAAAACAGAATAACGTATTCTCACAGCATTTACTGACCTGTTCATTTCCTTTGCAACTCGCTTCGGCTTAAACTTTTTCATTAAATCAATCAGTTGCAAGTCCTCTGCCTCATTCCACATTTTGTTTAATCGTGAGTTGCTTTTGCTCGTTTTGTATGCTCGCTTAACTCTCGGCAAAAGGTCGCCCATAAAAAGCGTTTCCAAGTCCTTGTAATCTTTCACAATCAACGCCTTGTTGTTGTTGAAAAATACGTAGCCGTTGTCCATTTTGTGTATCGTGACTTCAATCACGTTTGCGTTTTTCATAATTCTTGTTGTTTAAAAGTAAAATTATTGTTTAATATTTATCCTCAACCTCGTCGGGGTATTCAATCTCGGCTTCGCGTACGCCTCCCATTGGGGCAGTTTCAAGCAATTTTGCAATTGCCACGCTTGCCTGTTTGACGTTAATACTCTCCAAATCGTGTCCCGTCTGCTTCTTAAACCACTCGTGGTCTACTCCAATCCTCCCCAACTCTTTCTCAATCAGCCAAATTTGCTTGTCGCTGGCTTTTGGCACTGCGTATTGGGTCTTTGCTCCACTAGCTGGGTAAGTCCTCGGCGTGGTGGCTTTTTGGAGTTCTGCGGGTGTCATATCGTCCAAATCTTGCGTAAAAATATCGCTCAACCCCGTGGTACGGATAACCGCGTCCACAAATGCTCGCTTCTGCGCCATTTTCATTGTCTTGTTTGGGTCGCTGGCATTTCGCGCTAGTGTGTCCGCTCCGCCTCCTTGCCCTCGGAAGTTTCCTTTTGCGTCCTTTAAAATACACTTGTAAGCAATTAGCCCCTCAACTCCTTTCATAAGTTCCATAACGTCCTTGTCCACCTCAAAAGTAGCGGTCAATTTAAAAATGGTCGCCAATTTTTCTGCGCCTCCTTTTCCCAAACATTTTTTCCTCAAAATAATGTTGTAGTCTGCTCCTGCAACCAAAACACTTTCCAACTGCTCTTTCAAATACTTTCGGTCTGCGAGCATTGTGTCCACGTTTTCTTTAAACTCTGCGGAAGTAACGCCCGTTTCCGTTTCAACTTTTGCCACGTCTTTTTTTGTTGTTTCCTCGTTCATATTATTTTATGTCTTGTAAGTTAATTACGCCCTTGTACTTCTTTTTAAATGCCTCCAAATACTTTGCCCCTTGCTGTCTGCTAAAATCAAACACCAAACCAATCTGCGTCGGCGTTGGGTAAACTCCCCGCTTGCCTGTTTGCTTGGCTGTGAGTTCCGCCATTGTTTTAATGTAGTGGAAAACTCGCTCCCTTGTGCCAATTTTTAAAATTTCAATCATAATTCGCCTCCTTTCTTTTTAATTATTTACTTCCGTATTATACTCTGTTAGTTGCGTTTTGTCAACCATTACAAAACCCTATATTTAACTGACGCTTTGTAGTTGTCTTTTCGCTCCCACTTGAAAATGTCCAGTCGCTCGCTCTCCGTCCCGCAATCTTTTGTGTATCGGCTGTTCATTCTATCCTCAACTGTAAATGTTCCACGTGAAACAATTTCAATTTTTGTCCCAAGCGGTAAACAATTACTGGCAACTGCGCCCTCGTAAACTCTGTGACCGGAAGCCATTGTATATGGGTCGCCGTCTGTCTGCGCTTCCTCTGCGTTGTAGGTTGTAGCAATCGCTCCCACCAAGGACGGGGTAGCCAATTGCTCGGCGTTCCCCATTTCCTCAATCGTGCCCAAATCCTCAATGGTCTTTGCGTGTGCAGTCGCCGTAACCACCGCACCGCTAAAATTTGCTTTCCAGTCCTCGTGTTCGCTCATAATTTGCAATGCTTCTTGGTAGTTGTGCCAAAGGTCTTGGAATTTAATCGTGTTAATTGTATATGTAACTCCGATAAGTAAACCCAAAAACAATCCCACACAAATCCCTTTCATATTCTCGCTCTTTCGTATTTTTTTTATCGCTGTTTGTTCTACTTCAATTTTTTTCAATACGCTCATTTTTTTGTTGTTGTTCACCCAACAACTTTTAAATTATTATTTTTCAATTTGTGATTGCAAACTGTCTAGCAATTCCTGCGTGACAAATGCAATCTTTTCTTTCGGCAATTTTTTATCAAACATTTGCTGGAACGCCTCGTCTTTTAAAACAATCAAATTACCGTTGTGTGGCTCAATCAACATCACTCCCCGCTCCAAATATTTTTCTTTGCACTTGTCGCAAACGTGCGTAGGGTCAATTGTAAAGCGTTCTAAACTGTCTTTAATCCTCCTGTCCATAAGTATCGTGCCATTTTCCTTTCGGCAAATCGGACACAACCCCATAGACACATAACTTTTTTCGCTCATACGTTTTTGTCGTTTAAATTTTTATAATAAAACTCGTCACTATTCAATAACAAATACTCTGCTTCTTCCATATCAATTAGGTTATCAATCCCCACCTCGTCCCCGTTGTATGCTTCCATAAATTCTCTTATCTCGTCTTGCGTAGGAACTATCATACGTTTTTTGTTTTCTTAATTGTTAATTCCCAACTAATTGTATGCCCCTCGCCGTCGCCCGTTGTCCCCGAAGTAAACCCGTCTTTAATCCTCCCCGCAATGTAATATAAATCCTCGTCTGTAATTTCAATAATCATATTTTTGTTATTATTATAAAATTATTTCCCGTTGCAATTTTTAATGCTTGCCCCTTTTTCAGTTTCAAATTCTTTACAATTTCGGCGGGGATAACAATTGCTAAACTGCGTTTCCCCACCACCGTAATTCTTCTTATTTCCATATGCTTAATCGTTAGTCAATACAAGTTGAATATGCCTCTTGGTCTTGCTCCAAAATGAAATATCGTATGCGGTCAAAGTCGCTTATTTTTATGCTTTGGTCGCCGTCCTCGTACTTGTTGCTTGTCGTGTAAACCCAATCAATCAAATATGCAATCAGTTCCGTCGTTTCAACTTGCTCCCCCGAAAATCTGTTTACCGCTATGCAATTTTTGGTCGTGTTATCTATGCTCTCGTAATCAATCCCAACCCTGTTGAAAGTATTGATTACTGAATTTTTAATTGGTTTCATAATGTTGTTTTTTAAAATTAAATTACCAAGTCCTGTAAATGCTTAAATCCTCGTCGTATTCTTTCCCGTTGTCCAACACGTCCTCAATCCACCTTATCCTGTATTGCAATCTTTCTACGCAAAACCTTGTCGGATACTTGCCTACTAATTCAAACAGCACGTCATTGTCCCCTCTCTTGCTTTTAACTTCCTTGATGTATTTCGCTTTTACGCCAAATTTTTCCTTGATAAATTCCTCAAATTCTTTCACTTTGTCCTCCCCGACAAGTGTGTTTTCCCAAACGCATACTTGTCTTTTTTGCTTCTTGTTCATATTATTTTACTGGTGGCAGTTCCCGCACGAGCGCTGTGTGCAAAGCGCACAACCTCTGAAATTCTTTTTTTTGTGCGGAAGTGTTTAACCCTTTTAAAATTAAATTATCAATCGCGTTGTTTAACTTTTTTAATGTCTGTTGTTTACTCATTTTTTCGGAGGCGTTCACCCACCGCCGAATTTAATAAATTATATTTTAATTAGTTCCCCTCTAAAACCGCAAGCGCACAAATCCTTTTGGTATTGGGTCAACTCCCCGTCGCCCTCAATTTTTAAATACCCATCGTATCCAATAATTTTGTAGCCCTGCTTTGTAATCTCCTTGCTGTTTTCCATTTGTTTATTTGTTAAAATTTAATTGGAGGCGGGAGGGGTTTAGTGCGCTGTGCGCTCCTTGTTTCCTCTCCCCACCTTTGTAATTCAATTATACTCCCTTGGTTGCGTTTTGTCAACCCTTTTTATCCACTTTGGAATTTAACCTCCCATTTGGGCTTTAGATAAAGAACAAACTAAAATAATTCTCGCAGGAGGAGTTTTTGCCCTTGCGGTGGTATAGTTGCTATATCGCAACCATTTAAGCGCCTCTGCACGCAGTTTTGGAAGCCGTTTTCTCCACCATAAAAAAGAGGCGTCCAATCGTGAACGCCTTAGTTTATAACTTCGTGCGTGATGTTTCGCCTCTTTTTTCCTCCCGCGCCGTATCTTGTTATCAGCCAATTTTTTCTCCGAAGCGGTCAATAGTTCTAATTCCAACAAACCCAACAGAAGTCAGCGCCAAAAATTTCCCCAAGGAAATATACCAAGGTTGAGTTGGAAAAGCGGGGTCAATTAAAACTGCGCTCAATGTTCCTGTAATCATTGCCCAAAATCTGTTTGACTTTAAAAATTCCATATTGTTTTTACTTAAAATTTATTAGTGACTTAAATGCTTCTTGGAATAATTTAATAGTTCCAATTGCAGACAGTCCCACCGCTTGCTGTTCTCCAAGTTGTGCAAGTTGCTCTGCTTGTGTTTTAAGCATTGCGTCCTTTTTCGTAATCGCTTCTTGAAACTGTGAAACTCCAATAACATATTCGGCAATAGTTTTGTCCTTGCCGTCAATCGTAATCTTTGCTTTTGCCAAAGTTTCCTCAACTGCGTTTTTGTAAGCAATCAATTTTTTGCTTGCGTCAATTTGGTCTTTGGGGTCAAGGTTGTCGCCGTAGTCCACGTCCAACACTTCCTCTAATGCGTTCAATAATTCTTTTGCCATAGGTGCTTCTGTCGTTAATTGTTTACCATACTTTTTAAATACCTCAATCGTGCCGTTGAAATAATCTTGGTCAACTGCCTCGGTTGTATATTTTTGTGCGCCCTTTGGGGAAATAGTATATTGCCATACTGCCCACGTTTTCCATTTCCCAATTCTCGGCGCGCTACTCGGGTCTGCAATCCAAAGCCCGCAATTGTAAACGTCGCCCCAATCACTGCCGGAAACAATTGACGAATAGGAATAAAATAGCGGTGTAAATCCAACCAGTTCAATAACTCGCTTCACAAATTTATTGCAAAATCCCACTGGGTCTGCAATCTTAATCTCAAAATCAAGCGCCAACAATTCTCCCTCCGCAATATCCCCAACGCTTTTCACAAAAAACTCCGCCTCTTTTACGGGGTCAAGCCCGCGTGCAAAGTGATAATATCCAATTCCCAACCCCGCTTTTCTCGCTCCTGCCTTGTATTCTGCAAATCGTGCGTCCGCGACTGCCAGCCCCTCGGTGCATTTCATAATCGCAAATTCAATATCCTTTGGAATTTTCGTCCAATCAATTTTTAATTGATAGTGACTAACGTCAATGCCTTTTATCATATTTTTTGTTATTAAATGAGTCCGACCTTTGTTCAATTGAAGTTTTCTTTTTTTCAATTTTTATGCTCGCAACCGCCTTGGCGACCCCAAACAATAAAATAATTGAAACTACTACAACTGCTGTAATTGTCTTTCCAATTTTACTAATAAGTTTTTTTTAAATAATTAGTTGGCATAAAGCCATTCAACGGGCAACCACCCTACAATTATCAGGGGAGTAACTGGAACGTGATTGCCCCGTGGGTGGCTACGCTATTTCAGCGTCCACCAAAATACTAAATTCGGGTAGCGTCAATATTTTGTTCGCCCCAAATGACACCTGTATTTCCGCTCGGTATGTTGTCGGCTTTGCAAATTCTGTGCCAACTACTGTGTATTTGCAAATCCCCTCGGGTGCAGTTCCAAGCACGGCGCACGTTCCGTCAATAGTGTCTGTTGGGTCAAAAACATTCACGGCGTGCAACTTTATTGAAGTTGCGCTAGTCAAATCCAGCGCCGTGTCGTCGTTGTTCGTGAGTTCAAAAATAATGTCATAACCCTTGTCATTCTGCTTTAGGTTTATTTGTTCCATATTTTTTTTATTTAATTATCTTTCCAAAACCATTGAGAATAATTCTGCGCCCGTGTTTCTTTGCAGTATCAACACTCCGAGTTTGTCCGTAGGCGTGCTTGGATTTTGCGCAACTGTCATAGCTAATTTGCGTCCAACAACAGCAGTACCCTGCGCGTATCTTATCTGCGTCCATTCGTTTAATTGTCGGGTTGAGCAGTTGAAGCGGTACATACCTTGCAATCCGTTTATATTCACGTAGGCAAATTTTCCTCCATTTGTACTTGGGTCATAAGCAAGTGAACTTCCCGTTGATAATGTCGGACCACTTCCATAAACAATCGCGTTACTCCACGCTCCTGTTGCGCCTCCTGCAATATCCAACATATCCAAAGTTGCTACCGCGCCACCTCGGAAAGAGAAAATAAAACTATGTCGGTTGTTCCTATCTGTGTCTGGCACAATTCCGAAACTTTGAAAACCGCAAACGCCCGCGCCAACCACCGCGCCTCGTGCGCCGTACGTTGTCGTGTTCCAAGTGTCGGCACTCATAGCACCAATCGCAAAAGGTGCGTAAGTAAATACGTTTGCCGAAGCACTTGAAAAAAGCAAAATTTCATTTGCATTTTCAATCACAAATGTTGCATTCGCTGACGGGTTTGTTGTCCAAGCCGGAACTGTAAATACTGGGCTTGCTCCGCCTGTGTGTGACGTAATTTTTCTGCGCTGTCCAACTGCTAATGGGGTTGTTGCGTCGGTCACAATTCTCACTTGGAAGTTTCTGTATTCATTCGCGCTCAAAAAGTTTGTCGCAACTGGACCTGTTATTGATGTTGCCGAAACTGCTGTTGCAACTTGGCTTCCTAAAAATCCGTCCCCAGGATTTTTGTCACTAGGCACGTGCAATTCGTCCAATGAAATCAATTCGCTATCCGTTCCAATCGTTGCGGGCAAGTTGGTTGTTGCAAGGTTACCGGAAAACCAGTTGGTAAGAATGTCATAATATTTCCAAACTCCCGTAGCCAGCGTTCCTGCTGATAGCATATAAACACGTCCCGAAAGAAATTCGTATCTTGCACCATTAGCAGGTGTAAAACTCAAAGGCGTGTCCAAATTTATTGTCGGCGTTGTGCCTCCTGTGTTCCCTGTAACATAGCGTTCCTCTGTTTTTCCCGAGCCTCCCGCCACGTTGTCAATAATTCTAATCTTAAATCCTTTCCCGTCGCCACGTCCTGCTAGTTGCATAACTCCAACTGCGGAAGGCAAAGCAGTTGATAAAATAACTTTTGACGCTGTATTACCTGTGGATAACACACCCTGTGGACCAAGTGACGGTACGAGAACTGCGTCCGCTCCTGCTCCAAAAGTACCTGCGAGTGCGGGCGAGCCAATAAGCATTGCGCCGTCATTTTTCACGTGGTATCCGTTTAAAACTGTGGCAGAAGCCAACTCAAATATTTCGGGGTGTCTGTCGTCGTTGTTTCTGTGGTCATAAGCAAGCGCAACACCCGAAGCCGAAGCATTCGGCAAAATTGCAAGCGGTTTCCATTCGGGCAAATCAATAATGTCTTGGTGGTCAATACTCATATTATTGTTGTGTAGATTTTAAATCGTTAATTAGTTGTGTTTTTTCCTGCAATTGAATAAACAATAGGTCAACCTCCTTTGCATTTTCAATTACTTTTTTTGCGCATTCCTCGCAAATAACGTGCGAGCAAACAATTACATTAGGGGCGTTTACTTTCGCTTGAAGTTCTGCGACCTCTGCTTCTGCTTGCTCAATGATTTCTTTTACTGTCATACATTTTTTATTTAAAATTTAATGAATACGAGTTCTAACTGCTTGCGCCCAGTTCGCCCTGTCTATTGCATAAATCATTGCTTGTTTCGCGTCGTGTCCTCCAATGTTTGTAATTCCCGCTACTGTTGAAACTGTTGTAACTGTCGTCACTGTACCCGAAATAATCACTGCGTCCGACAATACCCTACTCACATTACTTACCCACAATGGTCTTGCAATCGCGTCACGTAATTTTTTTAATTGCAACCCAACTGTGGCAATGTTCGCCGTCATTTGTTCAAAATACATATTACATTATTCTCCATTCTGACCCTGTTGAGAGCAGAGCCACGCTGGAATGTTTAAGTTGAATTATAAGCGCAGTGTCTTGGTTTATTGTTTCGCTTCCTATTGGGTCAATTATAACATCAAATCCCGAATTATTCGCTATGTAAAAAATTGCGTTATTTCCCACGGCTGTCGGCAAAGTAATTGTGCATTGTCCCGCGTAACTCACATCAAGGAAAACAGCACCGCTTGTTTGCACTGCGTTGTAAGTTGCGCCCGCAATTGCTACTCGTGTAATCCCTCCGCCCGCGCCGTCAGCGCCTTTAATGTTCGCGACTATTGACCACGTCCCGCTCGCCTTAAAATAAACGTCGCCAGTATCCGTTTTCAAATAATAATCGCCGTCAATCCCAAGTCCGCCAGCAGGTACGGAACTGCCGTTTCTCCAAGTGTATGTTATGCCATTTGCCCCCGCGTTTCCTTGCGCTCCTGCTCCCCCTTGCGCTCCTTGGTCGCCTTGGTCGCCCTTATCTCCCTTGTCGCCTTTTATAGTAGTGAGCGCAATTAAATCAATCCAACTCGGGTCGCCAACAAATCGCCATTGAATGTACGTAGCCCCTTTTTGAATTTCAATTTGCTTTCCGTTTGAGCCGTCCGTCCCGTTGTTTCCTGTGTCCCCTTTGTCGCCTTTTCCTCCTTGTACTCCTTGCGGACCTTGTGGACCTTGTAATGCTTGCTGTAATGCAACGTAATCAACCTGTATGGAATGTCCAGCGTATCCCGTGGTCACGTGGTATAAGCGCATTTGCACTTCCCCGCCTAAAATATATGCCCCGTCGTCAATAACGCTCAAATTGAATTGTGTAAACCCGTTTAGCCCGTTGAAAAATCCAATAGTATCCCACTGCGCGGTCACTCGGTTTAATAAATCAACAGTTACAAAATGGCTTGAAGTGTTTGTGTACGCCAAATTTAATTGCAATTTATTAAAATTTGTAATACCCGAAAAAACAACTTGCAGGTCAAACCCCGGAACGCCTGTCACTTCCTGCACTTGGTATGTTTGCCCGTCGTTGAAAGTTTTTATTGAGTTTGCGTCGCCACTAATAAACCCTCCAATAATTGTTGAAATAGTATCGGGTAAAAATGTTTGTGTTACCGGAACTTCGCCCATTGGACCTTGCGCGCCTGTGATGTCTGCTAACGCCACCAAGTCAATCCAAGTGGTATCTCCAACGTAGCGCCATTGTATATGGGTCGTCCCCTCTTGCAGTTCAATTTCACGTCCGTCATTTCCTCCCTCGCCGTTCCCGCCTGTGAAAAGGACAGTCGTCCCCGATTTTAATTTTATTCTAGGCATAATTTTTTAATCTTATTTTATAAGTTTTATTTTTCAACTTAAATCGCAATGATTTTAATTTCAGTTTTATCCGTAGGTTATTCAGTTTTAATATTGCGTCTATAATCATAATTTTTTTGGTAGCACTTTTGGGGAGTAGTGCGAACTCTTTTGGGAGGCGTATGGTGCTTCCCTCACTGGTGCGGTGATTGCCAATGGTGCAATCACCGCAGGACTTTCATTGGGAATATCTCCCTGTTGATTTTCACTTTCTCGGCGCAACCGGAACATTGCTCATAATTGCGCTGGTATGTACCACTGTTGATTGAAAGTAATTGTGCCACTGTCGGGTTTACCCAAAACCCAAATTTGAAAACTGCGCCACAAATGCAAACTCTGACAACTGGTTTCATACCGCCTCCTTTGGCTTGCAAATGCAAGTCGGTTTTGGCTCGTCGTTAATTGAAAGAACTTGTGTGCAACGCCCGCCCTCAAAGCAACTAGCACACACCCACAAATTTCCCATTCCTGTCGCTGTTGGTACAAATTTTTTAGCAACCCATTTCGTCGGCAACATTTCGTACCTCCCCTAATTCTCAATTTTTTTTATCTCTCCTGCATTTTTCTTTATATTTCCTGTATTTTTGTCAATTTGATTTTTGTTTTCTGTCGCCTGTTGCTGTAAACTTTCAATCACTTTGTTCGTTACATTAAATTCCTCCGTCAAAAATTCGTATGTCATTGTCCGTATTGGGTTTACTTTAATTTGCACAATAACTTTTATATGGTATTTGTCGGGCATAAGTGTCGGTGGTACTCGCACCGAAACTATCCGCCTGTCGCACCTTGCAATATCTGTCACGTTTTCGCTTGGCGTGGTGTAAACAACTCCGTCAATAAATTGCCTAGTCACAATCGCTGGCAAATTTGTATATCTGCAAAAGTCTGAAAAATAAACAACCATTTGCCCTGCTTCCACACTGTCCGCTAATACTGGCGCGGGATTGTTTTTAAGCACCAAAACTTTGTAAGGGTAAAAAAGCCAAAAGGCAATAAGCCCAATAAAACAAGCAATAAAAATAAGCGCCGATTTTGCCAGTAAGAATTTTATTCGTGGGTGTACCATACTATTTTATGAAAATTGTTTTTAATAATGCCACTGCGACTGCCCCTAAAATTACCCACACCAAACCATAAACAAGTTTTTCCACCTGCTTCACGGCGTAAAGTTTGTCGGCTTCCTCTCGGTCTGCCTTTTCGTGTTCCAATATGGCTAATTTTATATCTTTATTCATTTTTATTATTTTTATAAATCGTCCACGTTGTCCAAATTACTTACAAAATATCTTTTTTGCTCAATCAATATTTTTTTTATTTGCTTAATAACAAACATTTCCTTTGTAACGGGGTTTGGTATTTGTTGGTGAAGTTCCGTCCCGTCGTCAACAGTGTCACTATAACCCCCGTTTGCGCAAACTGCGTCCAAAACTTGTTGGTAGTTAGTGTCCTTTATTGGGACTTTTATATTTATAATTGCCATAAAATTATATTTTAATAATGTAATTTATTGTTAAATATGGTTGCAAATTGTTATGCCCAGCGTCACTGCCGACTGTGGTATGCGTGTGCGCGGTAGCAATATTCACTGCGTCATAGGAATTTGCGCCACTTTGGGTTGAATTTGAGTGGTAACTTGTCCTTGTACCGGAAACGGAGCATATCCCCGAGGCACTTTGCAATACTGTTGCAGTCCCGCCTCCGTGGAAACTAATTGCCCCCGAGCCACCTGCCGACCCGTGGTTGTGTGCTGGTAATTCCCCTGTTGTTAAAATGTGCGTCTTTTCTCCGCCAGCAGTTCCAACTACTAAAAATTCTGTTGTCCCGTCTTTCCCTACTGCAACTTTGCCACGGAAGTCTGGCACGTTAAAATGCGTGCCGTCTACGCTTCCAAATTTGCTTGCAATCGCCGTAAATAAATCTGCATAGGTTGTTCTCAAATAACTCGCTCCGTCGCATAGTAGCCACCCTGTCGGCGCTACGTCGCCACCATACATTTGTATTATACCGCTCGCACCCAAAACAGCGAAATTAGCATTCACTTCCGAGGACTTAATTGTCGTCATTGGTACAAACGTGTTCGGTATCATTATGATTTCATTATGAATGCTAAATTTGTAAATGGTGGCAAATTATTGTGCGCACCTCCGCCTCCCGTGTTTTGTATATTGGCGTATCCTGTATACATTGTATTGCTTCTTGCGTTCACGTTAGAACTTCCCACGTCGTCCGTAGAAGAACCTCCACCCACGTTTTCCCACCAACTTCCGCCGTGAGCGTGTCCCAAATCTGCGTGGTTATGGGTGGGCATTTCGGGCGTGGTCAATATATGTGTCGCTTCGCCTCCAATATTCCCCACTGGGTAGCCCGCTCCTGCTCCCTGTACGTATTGCCCCACCAAATTCGGCGTGCCGTTTGCTCCGTCGCATAAATACCAACCGCTTGGAATTGACACAATGGAATTTGCCCAAATAATTATTCCTCCGCTCGGCATTGCCTTATTGACGTTCGCAACCAAATCAGCAAAGTTTTGGTTTACTTCGCTTGCTTTTGCCATTGTTGACGGGGAAAATGTGTATGTAATACTTGCCCAAGGCATATTGTTTATAGGTTAAAATTTAAGTCGTCAAATTCTTTTTGTTCCTGTAATGTTTTTTCAATTTCGGCTTCTTGTTGCGCCATTATTCTTTCGTTATTTTCAATAAAATTGCTTTTCTGCAAATCCAATTTTTCGTTTTCTACGCGCTCGTCCTCTCCCCTTTTCGCTAATATCTTATCTTCGCTTGCGTTCGGGTCAACAACTGTAAAATCCGCAAAACCTTGCGGGGCGTTTTCGTCTGTCTGCCAATAGTCTTTGTGCTTGCTTAAAATATTGTCGGCTGTTTTCTGCACCTGTGTCCCAGCAACCAAAAGCAATTTGCAATTTGAGCAAACCGAAACTCGCATAATTGTTCCATTTGAAAGTTCCAAAAAATGCTCTGCAAAATTACTGAGCAAGCGCTCTCGCCCTTTTTTCGTAAAGTCCATTATTTGCGTTCCGCAATTGCTACAATTTCCCAACATATTATTGTGGTATTACCGGATTATCTATCGTTAATTTGTCCACTAAATTTCTATTGATGTCCTCAATTCTTTTGCTAATATCGGGCTGTCTGTTTGATATTTCCAATTCAACGTATTCGGGGTGGTAAGTAATTTTTTGTATCTGCAAAACTGTTCCAGCGCTGTTCGTAATATCAAAATCCCAAGCGTCCACGTCCCATATAATAGCGTCCCATAAATTGTCCGACTTTGATGTTGCGTTGAAAATTTTGCAAGTATCCCCGACTTTAATGCTCTCAATGTCGTATCCCGTCCCGTCGTTTCCAGCGTTGTCCGTAACCCTAATAGTAATGCGTATTTCGGGACTTGCCATTTTGTTCAAAATCGTATTTGCCATAATGTCCGCCGTAGCAACATTGGTTACGCGCTCGTCAACAATCTTTTGGGTATATCTTTTATAAGCAGAAACACTCCCCGAATTGTTATATTTTTTGTAAAAATTCTTTCCCTTAAAATAAATATAATTAACAATGTTTTCCAAGCGTTTTTCCTGCCTGTAATAACTTACGTTTCTCCCAATATGAAACTTGTGCGCTACCGCACCACTCTTTGGTTTCAAATAAATCTTGCTGTCAGCGCCCAAATAAAAATACCAATCCATAGGGCATAACTCAATGATTTTTTTTACTGCCTCCTGCACTGTCGCTGTATTGTAATCGTAAGAAACAACTGTCCCTGTTAAATCAACTGTCCCCGCTCCGTAAGTTGCTACTCCTCCTTGCGCCACAAATTTGTCCAAAATATCTTTCAATATATTGCTCGGGTCTTGGCTAAGGTATTTTAAATTAGTAGCCCCTATGCGTGAAAATGCCACACCCTCAAATAATCTTAATTTGCCAATAACAAAAAGATTAGCGCCGTTATTCGCGGAAACATTTATTTGATAATATTTGTAAGTGTTATCATTATTTATTTCAAATTCTCGCCATTCTGCGTCGCCCCAATTTTGGTGATTAACTTGGGTATCCAATACAGTCCAAGTTGAGCCGTCGTTGCTTCCCTCCAATGTCCACGCTTTGGGTGCTTGGTCTGCATATGCTTGGCGGTCTTGCCCTAAGCCCAAAACTGAATATTTTTTAACCATTTTTCCTGTCGTGCCCAAATAAATTCTAAGCCACCCCGTGGTCGTGCCAGTGTTAGAAGCGTAAATTTCAGTCGCCGTAAACACATTTGAAAACGCCCTATAAGCGTCATACCCCGCCAGCGTCGTCTGTGCGGAGGCAACAAAAGGGCTTGGCGCATTGTTGGCAGTCATTATGGAAATAAGGTTAGCGCTAAATCCATTGCCATAAATCAAACTATCAATGCCTGTCCCGTCGCCCTCCAATAAGTAGCGGTTAAGTTCCCACCAAAATCCCGACAATGAAATATCCACTGTTTCCGTCCCGCCGTCCACAATCGGCTCATAACTTGCAATAAATCCCGTGTAAATAAGCACCCCATTTATTGGCTGGTCAATATCAACACAATAAACTTTCACAATGTTGCCGTGCTTCACGTCCAAGTTTTCTCCAAAGTTTGAAACGCTCCGTGCCAGTGTAACTCTCATTTCCGACAAACTCCCGTTTATAACTGTTGAAAAAGTGGGGACAGTAATCACGTCCGCCCAAGTTTGAATGTAAACATTCGTGTCGCTGTAAATTTTATACAGGTATTTTTTCTTCATTATAAATATTTTTTGTAATAGTCAATGTCCATTTTGTATGTCGCTGTTGTGCAAATAACGTCTGTCTGCCAAACATTGTTCCCAATTATAAGCGACGGGAAAATTCCCGTGTAATCTTTTTCCACGGCGTTGAGTGTAACCTTTTTATTTTCCGTGTCAAAAACAAGCACGTCATTGACTGCAATTGTTCCCGTATATGTAATTTTGCTCCCGTTTACCAATAAACTCACAGCGCTAATTCCCGCTTGCGCTGTAAAAGTCAGTTTAAATGTCGGCTGTGGGTACGCTGTTCCTCCAATCGTTATGCTTGAAACGTAACTTGGTACGGCAGTCGTAGCTGGTATCGCAAGTGTTTGCTGGTTTGTCGCTGTAATATCCTCGCCCACTCCGCTTGGAATAATAAAAGAAACAGTAAAAGGCGCATAATTCAAGTGGAAAAACTGCCTGTTTATTTGCGTAGCGTTGGCTGTTGCCTTGTATCGGCGTGTTCCTCCTGCGTAATCAATATCCAAATTTTTTAATTCCCTGCTCATTAACTCCTTGAATGTATCAATTTTATTTTCCAAATCAGCCGGAGAACTCCCCGTGATGTTTCCCTCAATCTGTATTATTTTGCTTTGGTAATTTGTGTCTACAATAATACTGCCTCGCTCTCGCGCCAAAGAAAAACTTAAAATATCACGAGGCGCAGTTTCCTCGTGGTTTATTCCCTTTATTCCATAGGGCGAACTATTCAATCCAACATTGTCAAATGTAATGTTCATATTATCGTATGCCTAATGATGTTAATTCTTGTCGCCTATTTATTGCTTGTTGAATTTCCGCAATCAAACTTGCCTTGTCGCCGATAACTGCCCCGCTAAAATTAAAATTAAATATCATACTGTTGTTATTGGTGCTTCTGCCTCCTCCGTTTTTTTCAATGTTCCCACTATTCGTTGGCGTAAAAACTTCTGGACCGTGTTCGCCGACAATATAACTTTTCCCGCGCATAACAGTACCACCCGTTGCGTGGTTTTCGTTGTTCTTGCTCTCGTTTTTTTTATCGTTCCACCTATTCCAAAGGTCTACAATTTTGCCAAATGACTCCGTGAGCCAACTAATTCCCTGCTGTATTTTGCCATAAACATTATCCCAAGCACTTGCGAATGGCGAAAATATAACTCTGAAAATACCACCCAAAACACTTTGCAATCCTTGCCACATAATCTTTATGCCGTCCACCGCCGTTTTCCAATCTCCCGTAATTCCCATTGTTAATACCGTGACTAATCCCTTTATAATTCCTACCACCCCCGAAAATATCTGCACAAAGCCCGTGATTACGTTCGCAATAATTTTAAAAGTTGTTGTAAAAATCCAACCAATAGCAACAATCGCACCCATTAAAACTACACCAAAAAATACAGCCATAATTTTTAACTCTGGCATAATCGGCATAAGCGCATTTTTCATAGTAGTAAATGCGTCCATTGCAGTATTTTTTATACTCATAAGCATAGGCTCAAAAGTAACTTTCAAAAACTGCCAAACAACATTTGTGTCTGAAAAAAATCCTTGTATGCCCTCCCTCATTCTCGTCCACCCCGACATTGTCACTTCGGGTATATTCATTTCTGAAAGTTTATTTGCAATGTCTGATATTTTATTAAACATTGGCACTAAGGCGTTTGTCAGCATACCTCCCACGGCTTCTTGTGCGTCGCCGAATGCGTTTTTAAGTTGTATAACTTTTCCTGCTGGGGTGTTTCCCAGCGCCTTGTTCAATTCTCCGTAATTTTGCGAAAGTATTTTTACCATTTCACTCGCTTTCTTTTCTTCTGTGCCTGTCTGCATTATTTTCTTTTGTGTGTCGCTCAAAGTTACGCCGTATTTTGAAAGCGCGCCAACCTGCCCTGTCATTACTTTTCCTGCAAGGTTGTTAATAGTGACCATTGTTTCCTGCGAAACATTGTAGCCGTCCAACTGTACCGCCATATCTGCAATTTTTGGTGTCAAAGTTTCAATTGTTTTTGCTTGCAAACCAAAAGTAGCCAACTGTGATTGACCTGCTGTAATAACGTCGCCCTCAATAACGCCCACTCTTTGCAACGCTGTCGCTTGCCTCCCCAGCGCTTCCACGTGTTCCAGTGTATTTCCTTTGACTGTTAAAAGGTTTTTGCTTAATTTTATAGTAGCCATTTCTGCGTCGGCGTACGCTTTCATTGAAGCAATACCAAAAGCAACAGTAGCGCCTCCAACTGCGAGTAGCGCCACCCCTGCAACTTTTGCCATTTTCCCAATAGTACCAAAAGTTTTATTGACACTATTTCCCAAGCCAGTCATTGTAGCGCTGGCGTTATCCTTTGCGTCAATTATTATCTCTAATTTTTTATCAGCCATTTTTTTGCTTTTTTACTTCTGCTCTTAAATAAAGTATAGCCGTCTGCACAAACCAAATCGGTTGTGCCTCGTATTCTTGGAAAGTCCAACCCATATACTTGCAAATATTCACAATAGCGACTTCTTCGCACGCCTCAACCGCGCGTCCCTCGCATATATTCTTAAATTGCCACTCTATTTCGTTTTTTTTTCCTCGCTTAGCCCGTTCACAATGTCATTGGCTTTGTTCACAATCTCTTGGTAATCCTCTTGGCGTAATCCCTCCACTGCCTGTAAAATATTTTCCCTTTCTCCTGCAACCGAAGTCACAATAGTTTCAAGCATTTTGTCCTGCACTTTCATAAATACCTTGGGGTCATTGGCTTTCAACGAATTGCTCTCGCCCATTTCCGCTCCCGCTAAAAATAATTCCTGTATTTTTTTAAATTCCCCTCCCGTAATATAATCCTTAACCTCAATTTCCACTTGTCCAACCTTTGTTTTGAAAATCATTGCTTTGTTTTTTAAATAATTACTTAGTAAGAAGTTTGCGTATTTGTCAGCACAATATCCAGCATTTTGCTGTCTGCCAATGAATAATGTCCCTTAAATTTAATCGTCTGTTTCACAATGTCTTTGTTTCCTCCCGAAACACTCAAATCCTGCAAGGAAACTTTTGCCAAAGTAATAACAATTGTCGGTGCGCTGGAAGCGCCAATAGTCACGCTTGGATTTGTAATTATAAGTTGCAACGCTTGCAGTGTTCCTGCTTCATAGGCAGTTTTGAAAGTTGCAAGGTCTTTGTATTCTGCTTCAATATTCCCCTCCACTTTAAATTCTTGGTTGTAAATTTCAATCGGGTCAATTGAGCCAATCGCCATTTCCTCGTTTAGTCCTTTATCTATTGAGAGTTCAATACTGCGTACCGGAATTGCGCTTACTCCTGCAAGCCCCGCAATGTTGCTCGCTAGTTTCATTGTGGCGTGCTTGGCAACAAATTCATTTTCAGTAACATAGGCGGGAGTATTTGAAGAAGTTGCGCCCTTTTTAGCCATAAGCGTCACTGCATATTCCACAAATTTTTCAACCTGCACATTTATTTTTAATGATTTTACCATTGCCAATGCGTAAGAAACTTGTTCCACTGCGTTTTTAATTTCAACTGTCAACGACTGGTGTATATTCGTTTGTGCCAATGTAAAAGTGTGGTTGTAGGCGGTGGTTTCTTTTACTGCGCTTGCGACTGTTCCCAGCGCTCCCAAAAGAATAAGTCCAAAAGATTTATCCCGAACTTTCCCTTTAATTTCCCCCTCTGACATTTGCTTTACAATAACTGCGTCGGAACTGTCCGTGATTATTCCAAAACTTTCGTCATTGTTTTCGTAAGTCATGCTATCGTCAATGCTAACGTCCTCCTTGGGTATCCAAAAAGTTGGCACGGCAACTGTGCCTCTCGCGGTTTCTTTTGCAATTCCTACTTGTATTTGTCGTCCAATCATATAATTTTTACTTATTTTTAATTATTACTTTCTCGCTTATTTGCTTTAGTTTTTTTTCTGCGTCCTCTTGACTTTCTGCTTCCACGACACGACCACTATCGGGGAAAAAATATTTGTCTTTTGTTGGCACAAGCATTTTGCGCTTGCTAAATTCCTTGTCATTATACATATTTTTTTTATTAAATAGTTTCGCTTTTATTACACTCCAATTTAATTTCCGTGTATCTCACAATCCCCGTCGGGCTGTCCCACTGTCCCCAAATTGCCGGAACTGCATTGCAGAAGTCGCATACCCCACCCAATGTAAAATCCTCGTCAAAATCTGCGATAATCGTTTCTGAAAGGGCAATTAAAATATCCAGCGCTCCCTCTCCCGTCATACTCTGCGCCTCCTGCCACAAAACAATCCTATAAATGTATTTGCGCAAATTCTGTGTCGTAGTTTCGTAGTCGCTTTCCTCTGCGCTCGGCTCAAATGTCGCAACAGGATAGCCCCCAAAGTCCGTGCGGTGTTCTGCGTAAACCTCCTTAATCGGCAACCCCTCGCCACAATGCGCCAATAATTTTTCTTTAATTTTCGCTCTAATTGCTGTTTGGCTCATATTTCGTTTATTGTTTTATTGATTGCGTCCGTAAATTGTTGCTCCGCGTATTTCAAATTGCTCTCCAACGCCTTGTATAAAAATGGATTTGCCTTTGTCCCGTGCCTTGCAATGCTCCTAGCCACCAAAAATGGCGGTATGCCGTGTCTGTTCGCCCAAGGGGTAACTGCGCTTATTGGTGGCATATGCGGGCGTGTGCCGTCGTGTACGTACAATGCGTAGTCTTGTCCGCTCTCCAAACTCCCTTTTAACGTCCCAATCTCCACTCTCCAATTCGCTTTCAGTCCTCCTTGGTCTTTGGGCGCGTTCTGCCTTGCGTCCCGTTCTATGCTTGTCAGCGTCTTTCGTATGGCTGTGTTAATGTTCCTTGTCGCAATAGTCGGGAATTTTTTCAGCGCGTCCCTCAATTTTTCAATCCCCACTATTTTCAGCGTAATCATAATTTTTTCTTAGTCAGCGCAATAACTTTAAAATCAAAACTACCCATTCTTTTTATTTTTATTCCGCTCGCTTCATAATGCTCTCCGTCCACAATAATCTTATCCGTAGGCACAATATCTTTGCTCGCTTCAACAAACAACTGGAAGCCCTCGCCGTACTGCAATGAATTTACCTGCCCGTACTTTTCGTCCCGTTGATTTAAAAATCCTTTACCGGAAAGAAAGTCAGCGTAAGCGGATTTTCCTGCGGTCTGCACCAATCGTTGCGTTGCGTATGATGTCGTAAAAAAACTTTGCATATTTTTAAACCGCTATTGTTAAATAATTGTCCAACACGTCTTTTTGCATTGGTGTTAGTTCGGTTAGCCACGTAACGCTTGCCACGTCAAATCTTTCATTCGCCTTTCCTTGCGCGTGCCTCTGCTCAAATTCCTTTGCAACCAATTGCGTTGCCAAAAGTGATAAATCAAATGGCACTTGTGTAAACCCTGCCTTGTAAGTCACTCTCACGTTTTGGTGAAAGGCGGGAAACATTCCCAAAATAGTTCCAACAACTGTGTTCACAACATAATTTACTGCGGGTATCACAACCCAATTCGGCGTTGACTGCATACTGTTGTTGTACTCCACGCTCGTAACTTCCAGCACTGGATAATGTCGCAATACCAAATTGCCGTATCCTTGCCCGTCGTGTATTTCAATAATCTCTTTTGTCCCGTCAAATTTTCTATTCGTCGCGCTCTCAATGTAAGCAGAAACGCTTAAAATCATAGCGCTCAAAAATGCGTCGTCCGTTGTGTCGTCTTTACCCAAAAAACTTTTCACGTTGGCTAATGTTGTAAGTTCCATAAAATAATTTGTTTAATACTGTTCGGCAGGGAAACAAAGAAAACCCTAGCGAACAGTTCAAAACCGACTATTTAATCTCGGCTTCTGCTTCTGCTTTTTCTCTTGCTACTCTTTCCTTTTTTGTTTCTTCTTTTGCTTCCGCAAGGTATTCAACGCCGTATGCCTCTGCTACTTCTACTTCGCATTCCACTTCACTGCCTTTTTCAAAGACAACTCCGTTTATGGATACTGGGTTTTCAACCACAATATATTTTGCCATTTTTTTTATTCTTTATTTAATTACTGACCCCCATTAGGGGTGGCTACTGCTTAACCAGCCGAAGCCAATTGAAGCAAGTAGCCACATATTGAAACTCGCAAGGTTTAACTTGCAGAAGTTTTCAGTGCCACGAACGCGGTAGGAATTGCTATGGTCAAGCCAATTCTTTCTGTCACACGGAGTGCTGACATATTACTTTCAAACAAGTTGGTTGAACCAATCGTTGCTTGGTCGGAAACTGCAACTGTCATTTGTCGTCTGTCCCCAAGGTACATATATTTGAAGTTTCCAAATATCACGTACTTGGTTGAAAGAGCAGTTGAACTCGGCATTTTTTCCGAAAGATAAACTGGGTAACCCCAAGCGTATCCAACAATTCCAACACCCTGCGAAGCGTCCCCCGTTGTCACTGGTGTTGCAGTGGTTGCAATGTATTGTCCGTCACTTCCTTTCAACTTCTGGACAGTTGACCAAACAGAGCGGTGCATTACGAAAACAGCACCTTGCAAAACAATCGGTTTAACACTTGCAATCATATCACGCATATAATCAGCAGTGATTTTTGCAAATGTAGTGTCGCCTGTTGCCTGTGTCAAAACAGTCACGCCAGCGTCAGCAAGCACACCCGTAAATGGAGAACCTGTTCCATTCAAACCTTGATTATCTTCCTCTCCTGCAATCGCTTCTGAAAACAATTCCACCAAAAGTGAAATAGTATCAGCGTCAGCGTCCTCCAACAGTTCGTTGGTTACTGGGGTCAAACATACAAGCGTTTTAGCAAGCAGTGTGACTTGTCCAAGAGTTGGCTGTGAAACTGTTCCAGCAACTCCTTCCCCTGGCCAGTAGACGGCAACAGAAGCGGTAATTTTCGGAAGTTTCAGCGTATCGCGTTGCATAGGAATAGTCCTAGCAAGTTTACGGATAATTCCAAATACTTCTGCAAGACGTACAACTTCT